TACCAACAATACTTTGTCTGTATTTGATATTTCATGGGTCTATAGCGTACCCCACTGTATTTAGGATAGGAGCGGGGGGACTTGAACCCCCACAACCAAAAGGTTAACAGATTTTAAGTCTGGTGCGTCTACCGATTCCGCCACGCTCCCAAAAAATCACTCCTTCCAGGTGGGAGGGTGAAAAGTGCAGTATTCGTTAAAGGTAATTTTCATCTCCTTATTAGTCAAACCAGCGTTCTTCGCTGCTTTTGGTAAATTCCACTTCGCTGCGAATAACATTTCCATAGATTGTCGGGTTTCGGGTCTCATAGTCGTAACACTCCAAGATTTCGTTGTAAAACCCTACAGGGTAAATTTTTGGCGGGATTTTTTTTCCGCCTTTTTTGGAATTAAAAGTCATTTTTCCCTCAGAGAGGATTTTTGTACGCTACCACGTCTTCATCGCACGTATCACGCACCAGCTCAAGGACTGACATGAATTGATCCACGGTTTCGCAATCCACGATACGCTCATCGCCTTCACTAGAGATAAGACGGAAGGTGCGACCAACAGGGTCAACTACGCATCGTGTGAGGAACTCGTCTTGCATGGGGTTCGTTTGATTACCTGCATATTATAGGTCATTCGGTGGGTCGTGTCAACCTCTTATACCAAAATGACAGAACGAATCTCTCACTGTCCTCTACTTGAGTTACATAATGGAGGAGTTGCGAATTAGAGAACACGATTAATTTACCAGTCTTTGGTTTGATATCATACTCCTCAAAGATTGTATGACCACCAGAAAACCCCTCATTAAGATAAAGCATCGCTGCAAATACATCAGGGTTGTGGACATTATTATCATCCACATGAGGTTTCATAAAGGTTCCAACTGGCCAACGCACGACACCGACATAATCAAGGTTGATTTCGTTGTCAAATGACTCGCAAAGTTTATTCACAGATGTGACAACCTTGTTCTCTAATGAAGGAACAACAACATCAATATCTCCTCCATGATAACTTGCACCATGATTTTTCCACTCAACATTAGTTAAGTAGGTATCACCACCCCGTGTAGGGTCACCATATGGGATTGGTTTTTGGTTATCCTTTGATAGTTTTATAAACTCTTCACACTCTTCAGGGGTGATGTAATTTTCTTCAATATAAATTAAATTCTTCACTTAGTGATAGTATTAGGTGGTCCTGCAAACTGAGGGTCATTATAGATTGGATTCTCAGCATCAGGTTTGTAGTTAGGATCGGGGTAATCAAAGCACTCCTCACCTTCATACTCAACAATCAGAGGGTTGATGTCTTTACGCTCTGCATAAACATGATAGAAGCAATTGATGGGCATTCCACCTCTTGCTTGCAGATAGATCTTCTCATCATCCCAACGCTTGATAATGATGTCTTGGTGAGCACCGATTGGTTGCAACTGAACAGTAATACTATCCTCATGCACAAGATTCTTCCAATACTTAGGTAGAATAATTACTTTTTCATTTTTCACACGACCACGAACGTAGACTCCTACTTCAGGTCCCTCAATACATGCATAGCGAAGACGATGTTTTTCCCTTGATGGGTGGGGAATATCGAATGGTTTTGGTCTGCCGTCTGCAACAACGTGTCGGGCTTCTAATCGTCCCTTTGATAGACAATCAACTGAACCAGTGACGTATACATCACCATCAACATAAAGTGCATCTGGTTTTCCTCCACTCACATACAGGGCATTGTCTGTGCGTCCATCGGTGTTGATGCGGGTGTCGCCCTCGATGTGAACACCATAAACATTCTTTCCATCAGTCTCAAAGCGGGCATCGCCTTTGATAAAAAGTGATTTATCATCTTTTGGCGGTTTACAATCCTTGTCATCATTGACGATGCGAGAGATCATCAATGTAGCATCTTGGTTCCCAAACTCAGATTCTCCACCAAGAACTACAGGTCCCTCTGCATACATGGATCCATTGATTCTTTCATCACCCTCTTTAATTGCAGGTACGACACCAGTGCCAATCTTAAGTTGACCGCCGATATTAACATCATCGAAATTCATACGTTGTCCTCGCTAAACTTGTTGCAAATGTTTTTACCACCAACTTTAGAGTCTTTTACCGCAACTGCATCAGTGACTCCACGAATGATGGAACTGTAGATATTTAAACAGGAGTTTGCACAAACTTCTATTTTACCAGTTGTTACCATTTTAGTATGACCATGCCCACAAATCAAGTTTGGAGACTCAAGTTTGATATTATTTGATGCTCTGATATCAATGTCACCTTTTGTTTCTCCCTCACCAGTAGCATGAAACTCAATACTGTCAGCGTCTAGGATGATCTTGCCGTTCTCTGCTTTTAATACAATATCACCATTGTTTGCTACGACAGCAAAACTAATTTTCTTAGACTTCTCATCTCTATCATCAATCTCAGGCCATTCACCACACTGAATACCAAACTTTGCTGGTGTTAAAAACGTCGAATTACCTTTTTCATCACCATCCTCAATCATATACATGCAGTGTTTTGCATCAGGTGTCTCAAGCAAAACTGCATTCGTGGTGTTTGCTTTTTGGTTGATTTTACCAAAGCTGATTGCACCATGTCGATTACCATACTCAATGGCATCATAATTTTTCTTTGCTGTATCAGAATCTCTCGATCCGTAACCTGGTAATGCCATATTAGATTAATTGATCTGGGGTGTCTGGTATGTCAAGTCTGGGTTCATTAGCGGTAATGTCAGTACCCTGTCTGAGGATCGCAGATGGAGGTGTAGTGACTTCAGCAGTGATGCTCTCCTGCAGAGTATCATAAACTCGTACAGGTTCTCCCACTGTAGCAAAGAATCCAGCAAATTTCAAGCCACCCTCTATGTAGACTGCACCATAATATGCACGACCGTTGACATAACCAGTCTGCTTAATACCTGGGAGATTTGTAACCTGAAGTAATCCCTCTTCAGGCACATCAACTGGGTCAATGGCGACCTTAAAGTTAGGACGTGCCTCAAAGTTTACACCGGTTGGAGTGGTTCCTGGAGCAGCTACCATTCTAATCGTAGGAGTGCTGGTAAAGTTTGATCCAGGATTCGCAACATTTACATTAGTAATTCTACCAAAAGTATCACACTCATATGTCAATTCAGCACCATTACTAGGCTCGATCAACAGGATGTCAGATCCACAATTATAATTGATACCTGAATTTGTGACAGTGACTGAATCAAGTTGTAATGAGACTGGGAATGAACCTGTGTTGGGATCTGCAGGACCTGGTGGTGGTTGTGGATATCCGTTTCCAGGATCAAGCACAACAACATCAGTAACAGTTCCTTTACCACCTGTCTCTACAGGACATGGAGGTGGAATAAGTTCTGCGGAGATACCCATCGGGTTATCTTCCCATGACTTTGACTTACCAGTTTTTCTTACCCCTCTGTAGTCAATCTTTGCAGCAACAACAACAGGATTGACCTCAAAAATTCCTGGGCGCTCACCCTGATTAAACAATTCGATTTCAACAGTTTTCTTGCCAGGAGTTGTCTCAAACTTAAATGTCAATACACCTTGGAAGACGACTCCCCTACCAACCTCGTTACCGTCAACTCTTAAAATAGCATTATCATCCGCTTCTATTTCAACAAGATATTGACCTTTTTGCGGGAAGTTAACTCCATTCCAGACCATGTTCCATGTAGTGCCCTGGAAGTTAGCAAGATAATCTGCATTGTCAGTATATGCCGGAGTAATGAAGGGTCCAAGTCTTCCTCCTCGATATGATGCAAGTTTTGGTCCACTATATGTTACACCTGCTTTTTTAACACCGGATAATGTAACTTGTGTATCTTGACTTCCAATTTCAGAGGTCAACTCAACAGTCTTTTCATCTCTTCCTCTTGTCTTTTTCTCTTTATTCCATTCAACACCATTAATAATGATCTGACGGACAGATTCTCCGTCAACATTAACTTTGTCTTTATATGTCAATCTCATTGTACTTTTACCACTGCCAATAACTTTTTTACCATCAGGTGAGAATCTGGCATTGCCACTTACTATGAAGAAGCGGGCATTGATGTCACTACCACCACCATCTTTAAGTCTTATTTCTCTTCCGTCAGTTGATACGTCAATTTTTTTATTGCTTTTGTTTAAATCTACATAAATGATATCATTTTGACCTTCTGATGGTGGTGGTTGAGCGACGACCCAATCTGCAGTATTAAAAATATTTTGTCTGAAAGCCTGTCTTTCTTCAGTGTCTTCATTTTTAAGTTCTACTGTAATGACATGCTTGCCTTGATCAATAAAGACATTCTTTGTCTTCGGTGCGTTTCTGAAATGCTCGACAGATTCTCCACTTCTTCCACCATAACCATATCCACCCTTGAGAACTTCGACTCCATCAATAAGAATTCTTCCACCATTATCTGCAGTTGCTCTTAATCCAAAGAATCCGGGATATGGAACATCGATGTCCCAATTATTGGTATAAACAATTCCACCTCCATCAGTGCTCTGAGCAGCAAGTGGTGGCAGAGGAGAGATAGCATGTTTGTTTTGGAACTTGCCCCATCTTCCGGGCACTACCACTGGATACCAATACTCACTTGCAGGGAAACGAGTGGTCCAGAATGGATTGTTAGGACAGCGACCTGGTGCCTTAGGCACTGGGAGTTCTAACCTGGGAACAGGTGGTGCGTCAATCGTAACAGCTGCACCCATTGGATTTTCATTCCAAGATTGCTTGACGACCCTCGTTCTTTCGATAAATGATGCACTTACTCTTACAGCAAGAACCATTGGATTTCCTTTTGCTAATCTCTTTCCACTTCTTTGGAATAGATCTGCAAATAGTTGATACTTACCTGCCTTAAAGAATTTGACATCAACTGATTTTCCGGTTGACACACCACCATCCTCTACTGGAGCAGTAAATCCTCTCTTATCAATTCTAGTTTCTGCGCCGTCCCTATCAATAAATCTCAGAGTTACATTATCATCAACAGCGACCTCAACATCGTAGTTTCCATCTACGGGGAAATCTAAGTCATACCATCTCATGGTATGTGTGCCCGCAAAGTCATCACTCTGTGCTCCAGGTGATGTAATATCAAAAGGCAGCACACCATAGCGGTTTACAAAGTCAGCATCCTTTCCTGCCTCTGGATTGATTCTCCAAAGTTTTCTATCTGCCTTTCCAATTGATGTTAATGTATCAAAAACATCCACCTTTTTGATGGGAGAATTTGTTGCAGGTCGTCTCTCACTTCTTGGTCTGCCACCTACGTTGATTGTCTTTGTTACTCTACTTCTTTCTTTATAACGCCTTCTCTTCTCACCACTTCCTCCTCTACCAATAGAAAAAGTAGTAAAATCTCTTGCCCATACCGTGCCACCAACTTCGATTTCAGTGATAGCAAGACCAGAAATATTTTGCTTGTCTCGGACCTTCATTCTAATGGTGATTGATCCGCCACCATCATACAACAATTTCTTACCATCGTTTGAGAATCTTGCATTATTCGTGGAGTTTAAAATCTCAAATCTTGCGTTCTCATCAAACCCTCCGTCAATATCATCATCAATTCTTACAAGAGTGTCTGATTCTCTTCTGATACCAGAACCCTTAGACATTCCTCTGTATGCAATAGGAAGTTCATCAGTAGATTCATCAGCAGCAGGTTGAGTCCTTATAACCTCCTCAATAATTTGTGGTGTATTAAACAAATCAACTCTTATCTTATGAATACCCTGACCCACATGCTTTTTAGCCTTAACAGGAACTTGATGGGATCTAAATTGATTCGCTGTTAGGACAGGTTGATTGTCAAGGTAAACCTCCGAGACGTTATCTGCTTGTGCTCGGAATGTGTATTCCCCGTCATAGGGGAAGACATCCTCAAACTCAAAAGTATATTGTATACCTGCAAAATCACTACCAGGAACATTAGATGGAGGAACAGGTGAAATCGCATAGCGATTCATAAAACTATCATCAATGACTCTTACAGTCCTGTCACCATCATATGCAGAACTATCCTTCAGTTCATACTCAAGGTCATATGAGTCATGTCCTGGAAGTTTACGTCTATTTGACGCTGTAAATTTACCCTCTTTACACTCTACCATCAGGTCATCATTATCATTAGCAGACTTAAGAAAGTCTACAAAGATAGTATTACCAGTAGCAATAGAATCTTTACCCTCACCCTTTGCCTTAATTTCCTTTGGTTTCTTACCAAGTTTACTGGCAAGTCCTTGCTCAACACCTTGCCCTCTATATGAACCTTCTGATGTGACTTTATACTTGACGTTTGTTTTAATTTGTTTAGTGATTGTCTGAGTGCTATTTGCAGGAAAATTATCTGCCTTAATAGTAAACTTATCACTGCCATCGACTGCTGCGAAGTTAAACAGCATTCCCCTACCATGCCCACCTGAAGTGAACACCTTAAATGTAACTTGCTTTACAGGAGGACTTGGCGGAGTATTTTGTTTTACCTCACTGCCACCCCATGCAAAGTGTTGAACATTATATTTGGTTCTGTCTTCTCTTCCACCACCTACTACTTTGATCGGTGGATTCTTTCTCGTGCTCCAAAAAGGTTTACGATTAGCAGCTCTTAATTTTCTCTGATACTCAAGGATAACTTCATTGTAATTACCCTTATCTCTACTAAAATAAGATGGGGCATCGAATTTTCCTATGAATTTGCCACCTCTTCCAAACTCATCGGGTCTATCATCCTCGCCAGGTAAACAGATATCATACTCCTCAAAATCTTCCGGTTGATCAAAGATGACAGTGGTCTCAACTATAGTGTCAGTAAATGCTCTAACAACAGCACCTGCACCTTTACCGCAACTATCACTTACTTTTGCTTGAGGTGGATACTGATATCCATACCCACCTTCTTGTAAAATGACGGTCATTAGAGAACCATCATTTCCGATCACAGGAGTTCCTTTGGCACCTACCCCTCCACCACCAGTAAAGTTGAGTCGAGCAGGTTTACAAGTTGCATCAAAATCAATACCACCACACTCAACACCCGATTCCGCTGTGGTGTCTTTAAATGAAAGTCTATTTACCTCGTTGATGTTCAGATATCTGACTACATCTCTGGTCTCAATAATAAATCGGGTTCCAGGATTTAACTTTGCGTAATCATTTGCCTCACATCTAGTGACGCCTTGGATATATCCTCTCTCCGTAGAAATATAACCCACACGGATTTGATCCTCGTCGGCGGGTGAAAAAATATTAAAAGTGGCTTGTTCTGATAGAGATATGTTTAATCTATCTGCAGCCTCAGACATATTATCTACTTAATATAAGGTATTTATTAGAAGTCCAGAGCATCATCAAGACCTGATCGATCACCCGCTTTTGCTCTTTCAAGTTCAGCATCAATGTCATCAAGGACAGGAACATCTTTAGATTCGACTGGTATGTTAAATTGTTCTTCTTTTGGAACATTAACATTTGGTGCATTTGCGATCTGTTTATTAACTCTATTTGCAAGGTCACCTGGGGTAGAGACATTCTCTGCCTTACCACTATTTCCACCAGCACACATACTCATTTCATCATTCACTGAGAAATCTGGTTGGAAATCACATCCAAAAATTTCAGGTTTGACAGCATTAAACAACATTGCAGCTGCCATATTTGTTTTGATGTTAGGAATATTTGACAGAGCGCCAAGGAGTCCAAGTCCCTGATTCACCTTGTCAACAACGCCAAGAACAGATGAAACCTTCTCGTTCATATCTTTCAAAAATTCATTTGCACCAGCAAGCAGGTTATTATTATGGTCATCTATCTTATCATAATTATATGAAATGACATCACCAATCAAAACCTCTGCAGAACAGATGGGAACCTCTGGCACTTTAGGTTGACCAAACGGATCTTTTTGTTGATTATCTGCAGCGTCTCTTGCTCTTTTCTCAAGGTCATCAGGTTTGATTGCATCAGTCAATAGACCCTCAATCAAACTCGAAAGATTGGTAGACAGTTGACCAAACAAACAATTAGTCAACTCATGCATCTCCTCCTTGATTTCTGACATCAAATATCTCTCAGAGGAAGGAAGTGCAGAAACTGCTTTTCTCATCTCCTTATTCAGTGTCTTCTGTGCCTCCAACTGAATAGAGTTGAGAATGGGTTTCATATGTCTGGCGATGACCTTTGATGCATCCCTAATAATCAATCTTGGGTTTTGTGAGCGATAAGTTATAGCATCAGTATAACTTGTGATCGCATTCATATACTTGTTGATTTTAGAAGTTGCCTTCTCAATATCAGTTTGTATATTTTTGATGGATGACTGAAACTGATTCTCAGTTGTTCTGAGAGGAACTTTCTCACATGCTTTTTCTTGCCTGATAATGTCAGAGGCAACCGTTAATTGTACACTATCGGAAGATTCTTTTGCAACATTATCTGTCGCAGGTTTTTTAGAATATAAATCACTATCTTTTGCTTTGACCTGATCATTTTGAGATGCCTTTTCAGCTTCTAGTGCCTTTTGAAGTAATGTGTCTTCTCTCTCTAGGGTGGCTTCCAGTGAGCGATCTACATTATTACTTCTATTATTTGCAGTATCAGCATCAATTTCTCTTGGATCAATATTTAAGTAACCACTCGTGGGTGTAAACTTAAATGATCCCCTGGATAATTTTGTCTTGGCATTATTACCAAGCACACCCATAATAACAGGGACCTGCATGTCAGATCCATCCAGGAAGAATCCGAATACAAAGTTACCAGCCCTAATGTTAGGTGTCTGAAATGATCCTGCCTGTCCACCACCAGCAGTGATGGGATACATGACCTGAGCCCATGGCAATTGATCAGAGGGAATACTCTCCTCATCACGGTCATGCAGACCAATAATTCTTACCTTATATCTGTAACCCCATCCCGGATTTTCTGATGGGTCTTGGTGCTTAGAAGGAAGTTGATTATCTTTCCAAGTTTTATCATTGACGACCTGTCCAATCCACCACTGGAAATTAGACCCTAGAAACCCAGGATTAAATAGAGAATTTGACTCCATCAATCATCATAAATTAAACATTCTGGTTCAGATGGATTCTGATCGCAGAAAAGTTCTAAGTAACTGGGATCATGATGATCTCCAGCTTCAATTTCTTTCTTATGATGCTCTACATATTCTTCTAATTCATGCAGTTCGCCCTCAATGTGACGACGCATTTGTGGATTTGTTGTGGGATCTTGTAGGATCTTTTTATCCTCTTCAATATGCTTTTCTATACTTTCCATTGTTATAATGCTCCTTTAGGTGTACCTTTTCTTCCTATGGAATCTCTTACCAGTCCAAGTTTAGTAAGAGTATCACTACCTGACATGTAATGTGTCAATTCTGTTATAATATATAGACCGCTATCCATCTTACTTGTTTCACCATTATCATTCTTTTCCAACATCGGCACGTCTAAAAATATAGCATCACCAGCATGAAGAGTAAAGTCGCCTGGTATTGTAATGGTCGCAGCGAATGCAAAAAACTGATTATATCTCATAAATGATTGATTCAGAATATCTTTATACTCCAAATTCTCTTCATCAGATTTTTCAATCTGTTGTTTAGTATCACCTGTAGGTAAGGTTCCTTTATCAAGTAGATAAAATGTTGTCCTAGAAAATTCCTTATCTTTACCAGGAATATTAAAGTCGGGGTTTAATTTTGGTAAGTTTTTTCCTGCAAGTTCTAAATCCTCTGATGGTTCATTCACAACAACCTCATAAAAACAATTGAATGGATCAAACAATACACACTTATTAGAGTATGTTCCCATCCTCAATTTATTTTGAGCATCTACCAAATTATTTTTACTATATTCAATTGCCTGATAATCATATCGGGGAGGAATATGATTACCTCCATTAGTTGTTTCATTGTAGATAATGCTTCTCTTTGGTTCTTGCTTTAATAATCCATCAATAGATTTAAAGAAAAATCCCTCAGAAGTTTCATAGAAAAAGAAACCTGCACTCTTTCCCTTATCTTGGTTTTCAGATGATATCGCTTTCTTTGACAACCAATTGATAGTGTAAAAAGATTTTTTGCTATTACCTATAAAGTTGTAATTATTTGATGTCTCTTCTATCTCAATATTTTTCTCAGTTCCTAGACCTTCACCAATTGTATCTGTCATAATCATATCGATGTGATCAGATATCTTTCCGTCGTATCTTTTTCTGAGCCTTACTTTTTCATTTAAAATATATTCCTTTGATTTTAACTCAAGTGATACAACTTCCTTTCTAGCATCATTCAACATGGGGGTGACATTATTAACATACAATTCTATATTAATTGATTCTCCCTGGACATCAGAGAAAGAACATTTTACTTTCTCAGTTCCAACAATTGGCAACTCCTCAAGAACATTTTTTGTTCCTTCTTTTACAACACCAGTATCTGAATAAATGATATTGGCATTCACGGAGTCATTCATCAGACTCTCCATGTATGTAAACTGGATAATATTTTTACCAGCAAGTTCCGCCTGCTTTCCACCATCATTGGATGATATAGCTAAACTTTTTATAGTCCCAGCAAAAGTATCAGTAGTAGATTTTTGTCCTGACATGATTTTTTACCTCTACACTATTTAACCCATCGCATAAGTGATATGGAAAGGATCATAATTTGATTGATTGCTACTAGCAATGTTGAGTGTTTTGTCTTTTATTGGCAGAGGAGTGTTGTTATTATTTGATGCTACTTGACTACTATTAACGATTACTGTTGAGTCAGATTTTTCATATGATGCTTGCTGTCTCAACTTTTGAAGCATTGATCTTATATTATCTGTATGTGCTGCTGGAGCATAGTTACTACCCGTGCCAGAATATAAACTCTCACCCTTTTTAATATCTCTCAGAGGATATTTACCATTGTATGATCCCTTCTTCATATCATAGGGAACACCAATAGACGCATACTCTGCAGCGAGTTCTAACTGTGCGGTGTCAAGTGATACACTGGTGTCACCTCTTAAGAAACGACCTACCTTCGCTCTTTTTTTATTGATTGAATAGGGACCAAACATATTCTGAATAGACGCATCAAACTTTCTCTTTGATGTGTCTATTCCTTGAGCTCTAAGATATTTTATAAAACCCTCCATGGTAGAGGGGATGATTTGATATTTACCAACTGCGTTTAACCCAGCACCATATGGATATTGCTGAGCGTGTACTTCATCGACCGTCATGTCTGTTAGATTCTTTCCAAGAATAGACTTTGCGCCTCCAGGAGTATCACCTGCATTACCTCTATTGACAGAGTTAAGTCCACCTTCTCCACTTGTGACAAGATCAAGTAAGGACCCAAAGTTGACCTTACCACCCAGTGGTGATTTACGAGGAGGTAGTGGTATACCTTTTGATCCAGGACGTGAAGCAGGTGGTTGTGGTTGTGGTTGCAGCTGCGGTTGTGTTGGTTTGTTATAACCTGGTCTATCTTCCTCAAATCCTCCATAGGGAATCAGATTATCTTTTTTATCTAAAAAGCGTTGTCCAAAAAGGAATTTTTGGATAGCTCTAAAAACATTTTCGCTGGCTTTAGCAATATTATCAAACCAACTACTTAAAAAATTTCCTGCAGTCTTGTCTGTTTCAGGGAACATGCCCCTTAATACTGCATCATAGAAAAATCCACCTAAAGCATCACCCAAAGCACCACCCAAGAGTGCTCCAATCGGACCCAATACTGGTGCTAATGGTCCAGTTAAACCGCCAAGAAAAAATCCAAATCCACTAACAATACCTGCGAATATGGAACGAGATAACGCCTTTGGTATCGGGTCACCCTCTAAAAGAGCCATTCCAAAATCAACAATAGTGCCAATAATCGGAATTTTGAGTGCTTTTATTCTTAATTCTCTACCAAATAAACGAGGTTTTCTACCAGGGACTTTTGATGTTGGTGTTGCTGCTCTACGCAAGTCATCTTCTGGTATGCCTGAACCACGCAAACGTACTTTTCTTCTAGGGGCGAGTCCAGTAACTCTTCTTCTACCTCCTCTTATTGTTTGTCCTCTTTCTAATTTTTTAAGAAGATTTTCTCTTTCTATTAAATTTCTTCTTGCTGCTAATCTATCACCCTCTATCTGGTTCCTCTCAATCCTCCTATCAAGTCTATTAATTCTCTTAAATACTCTAAATTCTGGGTCATTTGTTACTCCCTCAGATCCTAAAAACCTATTAAGCTCAAGTGCTCTTTGCCCTGCAGCAGTGGATAGTAGTGCATTTTGCCTTTCAACTCTGGCTGCCCTGGCACGTTTTTTTCTGACACTTAAACTTCTTTTCTTTGCTTGTTGTCTTCTTTTTAAACCAGTTTGTGTAGTGAGAATTTTATCAACGTCTGCCTGTGACTGTGCCTTTATTTCCTGTGGGGATAATCCTAAAAGTTTCTGAATTCTAGGATCGGATGCAGCTTTCTGTGCAGCGGTTGCCTGAGGACGAGGTGTAACTTTTGATTTACCAACTTTGCCAGCCAGATCAGGTTTATCAAATTTTTTCTTCCTCTGTCTGTCACGACCACGTTGTCCCATTCCAAATACGGGACCAAACCCACCACCTTGAGATCCCCTCACGATAGTTGCGATTACGAGAACATCTAACAGAGTAGATATTCTGTTTGTAAAGTCATCAAAAATTTTAATTGCGTCATTACCACCAATAGATTTTAAAAATCCAGTAGTGGCATCGTATGCCTTATATCCAATGTTGATAAAGGTAGATACTGCATTAACAAGAAACATTCCTGTTGATGCTACAAAACTAGCTACACCAAGGACACCTTTAAGAATCCCTCCAAATAAAGGTAGACTTCCTAACAGTTTAGTTGCAAAGAAACCTAATGCAACACTACCAATAAAATTCTTAAACCAACCAAGAACACCGACACCACTTTCAGGTCTTGGTATTCTATTGATAAAGTTTTTATTTTTCTCTACGTTTGGATTTGATTCAAGTCTGCTCTCAAATCTATCTCGTTTTTGTCCCTCTCTTATCTTCTTCTTCTGAACTAAATTTGCTTTTCTAATAGCAAGTGTTCCCTGAAGTAAACTACCAACACGGACAAGTTTAGTGCTTACCTTACCATAGAATTCTGTGGTCAGTTTGCCAGTTACATTCTTGTACTGGAAGGCAGGTCTATTTGTAAGATTCTCTGAATTAATCATCTTATAATCCTACCTGCAGGGTGGCTGCTTTAGACACATTCATTCCTGGAAGTGCAATATCAGGCACTCTTATATCAGGTTGAGATAGTGGTGCAACTTGTTCTGATTGTGCTGAGGCAGTATCATTCACAACTATGACTTTTGCTTGACCAGCAGCGGGTGGTTGAGGAGTCATAACTTTAGGTTTATTAAAACCAAAGATACCAGTGTTAGCAAAAACTTTTCCGTCTTGTTTAATGACACCCTCAAAATCAGTGTATGGTCTTGAGGTGTCAACACCCATTGCTGTCAGATCTTTATCATACATTCTCTCCGCTTCTGCTTCTTTTGCCCTTGTTGCTTTAAACGCATCACTAGAAACAAACGCTCTATGAACATCAAGAGGCGACATTCCACGCACGTTATAATTTAAAATGTTTTGTAGTGTTGTCCCTTGAGGGAACATACTCATCAACTGCTTTTTGTTCGCCAGTATATCTTCATGACCAACAGCGGCACCCATGGTTCTCTCTGAGAAAGAGTCTGATGCAGAATATCCATCCCCTCTCTCAATAGCTCTATAACCCATCTCTGTAACACCAGTCTCAGGGAACCTGTAGTATGATTGATAACCAGACATCTGCCCTGGTTTTAAAAATCCTCTCATCTTTCGGGCAGCAGAAAGTTCTGTACTAGTAGGCAGTCTTCTCTGAATTGGTCCAGAGGAGGTTCTAAAATTAGTCTCTGATCTACCCTCAGTTCGCGTCATAATAGTTTGAGCGGGGTTGATCTGACCCATGTAATATCCCAGACCAGCCTGACCTGTTCTCATGGCAGTCAGTCTCTCTAGTCCAGGTGCGAGGTCACCAATCAGTCCACCTTCATTAGCGAATACTTTGCCGCTTACCATTCTTGGTGTATTGTCACCACCATACTTGGCATTGATTCTCTCAAGAACAGAAGGTCCTATAGCGGCAACTGCAGGCGCAGACATGACAAACTCACCGTCAGTCAGTCTGGCATTTACTTCATCATTCCCATAAGGACCATCTACTAAACCGTCTGTAATAAAAATACCACCACCAGACATTGCCTGATCACCCTCTTCATTGCTCCTACCACCAGATAAGAAGTTCTGAAGTGATAAAAAACCTGCAGCAGCAGTCGCTATCTGAAGACCAGTTCCGATTGCTCTTCCCTTTGATCCAAGAAGTGCTTTTGCTACTCCACCTGCCCTCCTTAATCCAAGCCTCTGAAGAAGAGTAGCGGTTGCAGCAGCGATTCTTATTGCACCGTTAATTAAAAAACCACTTAGTCTTCCTATAGATCTTCCAAATCTAGTTCCAAAAAGAAGATATGCAGCCAGTAATTTGGGACCAACATCAGAAAAGAATCTAACAGTTGAAGCAACCTTCTCTTTGTTCTTTGGATCAGTAACAAATGATATGAGACTAACAAGAAATTTTCCAGCAACGATTGCAATAAGTGCCTGGAAAATCCTATCAAGCACACCCTTTACTGGTGCAAGTATCCTTTCCGTGGTCTTTCTCAGAACCTCATATCTTTTCTCAAGGTTGTTTTCTCTAAGTCTTCTTCTTCTGTTCTCAGCGTTCTTCCTTTCGTTGTCTTTTTCTCTCTTCTCTAACTTCGCTTCTTCTCTTAAAGTTTTTATAATTTCATCAAGGTTCCTCAACAATATTGTTTGAGGACTGATTGCACTGAGGTTTTCTTTTAGATCACTCTTCTGATTTCCAAGAATGTTTTTTAATATTGTAATCTTTCTTTCATTAAATGCAACACGCCTCTCAACATTAGCAACATTATTAACGAGTTTATTATTAAAGGTAAGTTGCTGTTGTTGACCCTGTGCGAGGTTAGATATATTTCTTCCCGTGCGAAAACTATCGGCAGATATTCTACGTCTTCTTGGTTCTATGTTAGAAGTGGTTTCATCCGAAAGCATTCGCCTGCTGCTGTTTTAGTTTTTCTTCTTCAAGGTGATTCATTAACATCTGAACATAGATGTCCCTTTCCCAGGGCATCATATTTTCTATTTCTGTTAATGAATATTTATGGAACTGCATTAAGGCAAAATTGAGATTAAAGTAATTCTCAAGGTTCATATGAACCATGCCTATGCGAAAAAAGATGCCAAGCCCTCAAGCACAACTTCACTCTCAACCTTTGTGTTGGGATTAGTAACCTTCACTGTGTGAGAAAGTTTAGGCATTGTCTCAAAGAACTTCTCAATCTCTTTAAATTGAGAAGAATTCATCTGCTCTAAGAATTCATTCATCTCTTTCTTAGTACAGTCTGCTGCTGTCCACACCTCATCCTCAGTAAGAATCTTATCAACACAAGATGCAATCAAATCAAATGATTGATCCATAGCATTTTTCTCATTCAACTCAAAGTTGTTTTTGATGAACTGATCCAATGATGGATACCTCATCTGCATTGCAATCGTGTCGTCAAGTTTGATAAGATTATTGTGCTTATCATTCTTGACCACATTAATATCATCAAGGTAGATATTAACAGGGACCTCTGTTTCATTATCATCAGGGCAAATAATATTCACCTCAATATCCTCTCCTACCGACTTACCTCTAATATTTAAAAAGAGATATTCGATATCGAAAGTAGGAAGTGTATCTACTTTGATTCCCTTAGTCAGAACACAATTCTTAATAACAGATTTGATAGCAGTTGTAATCTGTTTTGTATTCTCACTCTCAAGTGCAATGACTAAAAGTTTTTCTTCTTTGACGAGGAAGGGTCTAAATTGAACCGTTTCACCTGTTGATGGCAATTCAAGTTCATACGTTGGCGTAGCAATCTTTGGTAAAGGCATAATGTCCCGAAGAGTTTTTCAGTGTGATTATTTATTAGGTATTACGCAATGTCTGTATTGATCCTATCTGGTAGTGTTCTTCCACCTCCAAACTTTTCAATGAAGGTTTTTGGTTCTACGAATTTGGTTGGGTTAGGATCATTAATCAGACTATCTCTACTTTGCTGGAAGAATTCATTCGCAGCAGCACCACCAGCTACACCAGGAGTAAAGCTTGATCCAACATTTGCGGATGGAGCTTGACTAAAATCATGCACTTTATTAACAATATATCGTGTGTATGCCATTGATACCGTGCATTTTAAGAGTTGAGAAGCCTCATATGAAATAGGCATTGAGTTCATTGCGATGGGGAATGCATCAAGGAATTCATACTCTATATCAGGTCCAGTCTTTTTAGTTTCGATGCTTCCAAAGTCAGTGCCTGCAATAATATTTACGATGTCCTCAAGGGGATTTGGTCTCTTTGTTTGTGTATGATAATCACGTTCAAACTTTTTAATTTTAAATCCTTGCTGTGCTTTGTAATCATGTGGATACAAGAATCTATGATTAAAGTTTCTTTGTTTGGGTCCAGGCAGATATGTTTCTCCAGCAATATATGACATCCACGATTCAAAAAATGTGATAGGCAAATATTTGTCAGCATCAACATAGAAAGTTAAGTCGATCTGCTGTCCAAAATTCCTACGATATGCATGTCTTTCAGTCACACCTGTGTGATCATCTAAAGCTTCGGAAGTCACAAAGGATGATCCTGGTAGCACAGTATCACAACAAAGCAAATTTAACTTCTCTTGGTCAGCACCCAAAATTCTTGTTAAACGGTCTCGTGGTAGACCCGGAGGAAGCGGAACCTGAACAATAAATTGGGATGTCAATGCAGGTCTAAGAATATTAGCCTTAATTTGCGAAATTGAACTTACTTCCCGTGCCATCTAAATAGTTTTTAACCTTATATATTATGTATGGGAGAAAGTATTAAAAGTAAATACAAACCTTCGCATCCTAGAAAATATAAGGGAGATGCAAGCAATATTATATGCAGGAGTAGTTGGGAAAGAAAGTTTTGTAGGTGGTGTGATCTTAACGAAAACATTATAGCATGGGGTTCAGAAGAGTTCTGTATCCCATACATATCACCCGTAGACAATAGAGTTCATAGATACTTCCCAGACTTTATTATAAAGGTGAAAGAGTCTACTGGCAAGATCAAAACTTACGTTGTTGAGGTAAAACCTGCAAAACAAACTGCACCACCAAAGAAAAAAACAAGGGTGACTAAATCATATCTCTTTGAGTGTAAAACTTATGCAGTGAATCAGGCGAAGTGGAAAGCAGCACAAGAGTATTGTGCTGATCGCAGAATC